TAGCTTCAATGGTACCAGTACTTGATTTTTGCAACACACGTCCTGGTTCATAAGCTGGATACAAGCCCATTTTGGTTGGAGTATTTGGTATAAAACTTCCATACGTGGCAGCATACTCATTGATGGTGAGCGAGTCCCCGATGATCAATGGGGTGGTCAATGTAATACGTGGTCCGTCGGTGGCCACCACATAATCTACGCCCCGAGTGAGCAATTGAGAATTTTTATACACCAATAGTCCAAGATAGTTGGCCGAAGTGTAGTTGTAGACCTGCACAGTATCAAAAGTGTTGCCTGTGATAAAACTCACAGTGTAGGTGTTGCTGGCCACAGTGACGCCACTAGGAATCATGTCACTCCAGTAGAATGGCTGGCTATCAATTTTGCCCAGGGTCACATCTTGAATTGCAGTGTCTAGTATTTCTGCAGTGTTGCGGAATCCAATATTTTGATTCAACACTGCATCCAACATCTGAGCTTTGAACTTGATGTATTCTCTACTGTTGTATTGCAGAGCATTGAAAATATTGTATTCTTCACTGCGCAAGAAATATCCAGCCAGAGTCAATGGTGCACTTTGCTGCAGAATAACCAGACCAAAAGGAACAACATTGCCCAGATCTCTAAGATTGTTGGCACCATTGATTGCTCCCGTAAGCCCAGGCAAGTTTTCGCAGATGCTTTGATAGTGCGAACGAACAGTGCCCAGAGTAAACAATTCTGAGTTCTCGTTCAGCGGATTTGATTCAAGATTTATTGGCACCTGATAGAATGCTACTTGGCTTGTTTGATTGCTTAGAACCAGCACCTCAATTACATCGTCAATGGCATAGGTTTTTTGCAATGTAATAGTGGTACTGTCAGATGTAGTGGTATAGGTGTAGGTTGAATTGTCCTGAAACACCGAACCAACATAGATTTTAATAACTGGAACAGCAATAGATGTTTGAGATTGTGCCGCTACATCTAGTTTGAGTGTGGTTCCTGAGTAGTTGAATTTGAACTGTTGATATATTTGGCTGGTAACTGCTGCAGTTTGCCAACCAATCAATTTGTCAAATTCTGTGCGTGTTTCATATTCTCGCACCGAGCCAGTGTCTAGATCAAGTGTGACACTAGCATTGTCTTCAACATACAAAAATGTATCTTTGTACAGGTTGTTTTCAAACACAATATCACCAACGTTGTTGATGTTGAGATACTGCAGAGGAAATTGTAGTACAGGATCTAGTATATTGGTATTACCCACTGCATAGCTAAACAACTTGCTGCCTGCAAATGTTGTGCTGGGATATTTGACATTGTCGCCAAAACTTATTCCCACCGAATCATACACGTTGTAAAGAGGTGCTTGTTGTATGCCAGTTTTTTGCTGCGCTTGTGCCCAGGCAACACCATCAAACCAATAAGTTTTTCCAGCGGTGTTGTTTCCTGACAACACCACAGTAGATTGATCAGTCAATACTTCGCCGTCGGGCGCCAGGGTCAAATTGATGATTGGTTGAGGGATCAATGGAGTCACAGAATCAGGTATGATAAAACTTACCTGATAAATTTTGTTGCGAACATCAGCATCAGTATCTGCAGCAAAAATAACTCGCGATCCTTCAACCAATGCATAACCATTCACAGTGTAAGCAGTAGATCCATCAATGTTGCTGAATGCATCAGTTTCCTCAAAATCAATCACATCCACTGGCTGCTTGCCTTGTGTGCCCATGTTCCACAAACGAATGCCTGGTCGAAATTGAATAATTGGGCGCTTGGCTCGATAGTTGTTGTCCAGCACCACTGGAGTGTTGTTGTACTCAGCTGTGGCATTGATCACATCAATGTGGAACCAGCGGTTGCTACGGCTCCAGGCATTTAGATCCTGGCTTGCACGACTGATGGTAATGTAATCAGTCTGATCGGGCTCTACTGCCAGCGTATCCGCATCAGCATCTTGTGCGTAAGTTTCAGGAACTATAAAATTGTCTACCGGCAACAATTCTATGGCGGTGCCTACTCCTGAAACATAATACTCTCGGTTACTGATTGTTGTGGCCACGTTGGGAAATGCATCACGTCCAGTTTCTAGTGCCACTGCTGGGCCGCCAGGCGACAACGACACAGTGAATTTTAGTCCATTGGCTGCAAAAGATCTCACATAGTACACAGTTCCCGGTACTAAACCGCCCAGGGTCGGTGCTGAGAATACAATTTGTTGATTTACATACAGGTCAGTGGTATCAGTAACTGCTGTTATATAATTTGTGCCACTTTCAGTAGCCGAATACGACAACAAACTGGGCCCAGATCTGTATATTTCAGGAGAAACTGCACCGGTGAATTTTACCTTTAGACCGTTGCTGAGTGTGACTCCATTGGGTGCAGTGTAAGAAGTTTTTCCAATTATTTCATCAACAAACAGTGTTTGTGCTGCTGACTGGTCGATCAATTTGATTTGGCCAAAAATTTCAGGGTCAGTTCCGTCTTGGTAATACAAGATATCTTGCGCTGCAGTCAACAAAGGAACACGAACAAATGTACCAGTATCGTCCTTGTACCATTGGGTGCTGCTGTACTCAGTGCCATATCGAATGGTAAATTTTGTCAAGTCAGCAATATCTTGAATTTTGCTCAGTTGAATGTAGTTGGTACCTGCATTGTTTACATAGCTGATCTGCCACAACTGTGTTCGTTGGTTGACAGGAATTTCAGTTGTTTGATCATACGGCAAACTATCGTAGCTGCCTGGTAAGCCGTTGTTGGCCGCACCGGCAGGAAGAGGGTCAAACAATGTGGTTCGAACCCAGCCACCGTCTACTGCACTAATTGCAGGGTTGATCACGTTGGGATTGGTAAAGATCAGGGTGCGGCCATTCAGGTTGGTAATACCATCGATGCCGCCGTATTCGGCCACAAACGCATTGACTGAACGATTGTTGATCTGATCAAACTTTAGTTCAGTTATCAGATCAACATTGTTGATGCTGTTGAGATTGTAGTAAAAACTCTGCGATGTTTTGTACGGTACGTTGAACACAACTGTGCCAAGATCTTGGCCGTTGTTGCTGACTCCAAACACATCTCTTGAACTAATGTTGGGAGTAGCCGGCAACACTCCTGCTACGCCTGGCGCAGACTGAATCCAAAAGCCAGGACCTGTGCCCGGCACACCGTTGACAATTCTCAGTTGACCCTGCATGTTGGCCTGATTTTCTGCAGCATAGTACAGTAGATCAGGTGCATCTTCAGGTACCACAAACGTCACAAGACCGCTGTTGGATCCGTTGCGAGTCACTCCTGAGTTGTAGGTTTCTCCTTTGCCCAGTGTAGGTGCAGTTTTGATCCAGAACGGAAAAGCTCCTGTCAAGTTCAAGTTGAACACATAAGTGTTGCCGCGGGCCAGGGTCAGTGTGGGATTGCTCTGTGCATCGATAGTGTATGCAGAGGTTCCCGCATTTCGTACTCGATAGTTAACAGTTTCTTTTGCATTTTGTGACGTTTGAAAAGTATAGCTGCCACCGCGCACCAGTTCAATTGTGGGATTTTCTCCTGACACCCCACCAAAGGTATACACACCGTTTTGTCGAGTGACCGGAAAGTTGGCCTGTGTTGGAATACCAACAGATGCCACATCAACTGCAGCAGGCCCATCAGGGATCCAAAAATACTGGCTGAAGTTTACAAAAGTGTCAAAATCTACAAATGGATCCCAACTATAATATTCGCTGTTGTACAGTCTATCTGGTCGTGATGCAATGCCGCCTTGTAGACCAATGGCATCGTTCATGCCTGGATATGTGATGACGTCTCTTACGCGGTCAGTGTCGGGCTCTAGACTGACTACTCCTGGTTCCAGTTGATAGTCAGTTCGAGTTTTGTCAGATTCAATTACATAGCGATCATTGGGATTCACGCCGGGGCCCACTGAGCGGCCTATCAGACCCTGAGTCTTTTTAAATTTTGGTTCCTGAATCAGCTGGTCCAGAGTGGCTGCAAGAAACTGCTTGTTGGCATCAGTTTGAAAAATTTCTGGTAAAAAGTCAACACTACGTACTGTTGCCATTAGATAACTCCACTTCCGGGTGCAGTACGCAAGTTGGTACTGGTTAATGCGTCAATCACATCAATGTTGTCAATGGTGGCGCCATTGACAAAAATTTCGTTTGGTGTGCTACGGATTTCGTACAAATCACCAAAGCTTTTTTGAGGGTTCAAAGGAACAAGTACCACACTGCTGATTATGGTTCCTAGTTCTCGGTGCAGATATGCTGCCAGTTCAGAGAAGTAGAATGTGTCACCAAAGTTCCATTTGTCTATGGAAAAATACGTGTTCATGGATGCTACAACTGAACTCTTGATTTCGCTAGCACTAGCAGTCGAATTGCTGGCACGAATTACTTTGATTGTGGCTCTGAGTTCTGGTGCTGATTTAGCGCCAAACAGAGGCTTGAATATCACCGAGTTCAAAATAATATTATCGCTCAACATCTTGTAGTCTTGCAAACCTTGATATGCTGTGCTCAATTCGTCAATTGACGGGACAGCCGGTTGAATTACTGTACCTGTGGTGTCACGAATCCAGTTCTGATATGCAGTATAGTAGGACTGAGTGACCACATACAGGTCAATAATGTTGGTAGTTCCTGGATCTATTCTGCTGCTGAGAGGACTGTTGTGACGGTACTGATAGTATAGGCTTTGTCGACCAGTTCTGGCAATCCAGCCAGGAGCTGCTACTAGTGTTCGCACACCTGTAGTATTGATACTTAATTCGTAGAACAATTCAGAATCGTATGCATAAAAAATCTGCCCCGGTGACCATTCGCTTTTGACCAATTCAATATCGTCTAGTGTGGCATAGTCGCTGTTGACTCGCCCTGGTTCGGCCAACAAATAACGTTGTAGGTTATCGAAATCCACAGTTTGTTCCAGGAATATCAACTTTTGAGTAGGGTCTACATTGGGTGCCACAATCTCGTCAAAGAAATCTGGGTTGTCGGGCACACCGTCATTGTCACTGTCTCTGAATCCCACCAAGACCTGGAAGTCATCCACATAACCATCGCTTTCCACTGGCTGGCCTGTGATGGTGACAGGAATGTCGCCGGGTAAGTTTTCAGTTGAATCAGGCTGAGTGTTTACGGCCAGCACGTTCACAAAGTCTTTGATCACTGTGCCTGTGCGGCTGTCGTAGATCTGTTGATCATCAAAGAAGAAGAATCTGGTTTGCAGCACTGAACCAAAGTTGTAGGCCAAGCCACGGAAGCTGATGGTGTAGTTTTGATTTTCTGTCACAAACTGCACCATCCAAGACGCATCGCTGTTGGTGCCTGCTGTGGATCCTGCGTTGGCAAGACTGAATGCAGCGTCTTGGGCCAGGTTGGTACTGGTGATTAGATACCATGTGTATGGTGTGCCTGTGATGTCGCCGTCGTTGTCGTAACCAATGCCAAAGTTACGATACAACAAAATTTGTTCGGCCATGGCCTGTTCTAGACTCAAAGGCAGGTCTGTAACAAACAGCGGAATAATAGTGTCCACTATTGCACCAGTGGGCACAAAGTTGTTGATGGTGATTGGTCCAGTTCCTGAACTTAGGTTGCCAACACCGCCGTTGTATCCGTCTAGAATGATCTGCTGTGGGCTGGCCCAGATTGTGGTGCGTTCGTTGGCACGACCTGGTGTACCTGGCTGCAATCGATTGTTGCTGTCAAAATAGTAGCCGGCTGGTGCAATAAATTTAATCAACGCATTGGGCACTATGTATTTGAATACTGTGCTGGTACTGCTGCCCACTGGAATTGGTGTGCCTGCAGCGTTTTTAAAATATCCAGTGGTTTCGTTGGCCAGGGTTGTGCTTTGTTGCCAAGTAGATCCAGCTGTGAGTCCAACATTGACCAACTCTCTTGGAAAGTTGGCATAGTAAAACTGCTGGACAGTGCTTTCAGTCAGCTGTGGCTGCACCTGATTGGTAATAGCGTCAGCAATTTCGTTGCGGTTTATCCAGCTGAACAAAATAGTAGGAACAATACTTTGGCGCCATAAGGCACCGTCACTGCCAAATGTGTTGGTACTGGAGTATTTGCCGGTGTTGTCCACTAGATCAAGATAGCGACTGGTACCAATGCTGGCACGATTCAAGGCCTTACTTTTCAAAATACTGTTGTACTGAGTGTAGGGAAACAGATTGTAGTCTTCGCCGTTGACCATGCGGTTCTGTGTGTAGTAACGAGCAGGCGCACGTTGCTTGATGTCAGCAATATTTTCTCTAGCCTGACTGTTGCTCACAGGTTGTGTGATGCCACAGGTAAATGTGATAGTTTCAAGATTGCCATTGCGACTGATGTAACTGATGGGAATGGTCACTGCCTGCATCTCTTCAGGGTTGATGATATACTGCAAACCGTTTGAGGCACGTACATAGGCTCTGAATGTGCCCACAGGAATTTCTGAGAACACACCGTCGCCAAACACCATGGTAATCTGATCATTGGTTCTGGAGGTGACTGTGTAAATGGGCCGCAGGCTGGTGCCCAGTTGTTCTGCAGCAGCTGAGTAAATATTTTCGGTATATTCCCACTCTCGATTGATATTGCCCACATTGTCCAACTGGAACAACCAACGGTCTTCGTTGTTGACACCTTCAATGTTGATGTTTACTGTGCGGTTGCTGGTGCGCTCAGGCAGGTTAAAATCTTGGTTTTGTAACACGCCTTGTTTGAACATAAAGAAGTAACCAGTGTTGGCACTTTGGAAACCCAGACTGTCATTACGGAACAAGATGTTGAATGGCTGGTTGGCTCGAGGACTAGGCTCATACAGGTAATTTTCGCCCACTGATGTAGATGACATTGCTTCAAATGGCATGGTAACACCATCCACAGTGGCAGTGTACGGCACAATTGGCAAAAATCCCTGTACCAGGTTGATGGCATACTCGTCTGTACGCACACCCAGTATGGTGTTGCGGTTGCCGGGTCTGCCCACACGCTGTGAATCTACCAAGGCTGCATTCAACACTGCAGTAAATTGCTCTTGCCAGTCAGGATTGGTAGGGTCAGCCCAGTTGATGGTAAAGTTGGAAAGATTTACACCTTGATAATCAATCACGTTTTCTGTTGTGGTCACAGAAAACACTTTGAGCAGACCCTGTGCTGCTGTGTTGCGTTTGGCAGTGTAGCTGACCAGATTGGCCAAGCGTGTGACTGAGTCACGACGTTCTGCTGTGTCTAGATAGTTTTCGCGAGTGTTGAGATCAGTACGAAACGCCAGCGCCTGGCCCATGAACGCAATCACATCCAGCAGCGCAATAAATTCACTGCTTTCAATGTAGTCGTTGAACGTTTCTGGATAATACAAACGCAAGTAATCTACAAAACTTTTGCGTAGGGTTTCAAAGTCGTAGCTTTGGAAGTCTGCTTCGCGATAGGTTTGATAGATCTGTTTCCAGTCTTCAACGCCAAAAATTGCTGTTTGTCTTGTGGTTGTTGCCATTCTAGTAAGCCTCGTGTTTTATTTATCGAGACTAAAAACGGCTCAGTTATACGTAGGTAGCGTTGCGCTGTTCTAGATCAAAAAAGATACTGAGTCGTTCAGCGTCGGTGCTGGGCACAACCTGAAGTTCAATCTGAATTAATATGCCATTACCCTGGGGAAATACCTGTGTACTGTTGATGTAGATTCTGGGATCGCCGCCGGCCACACGCTGAATTTCTTGTTCGATGTTTCGTGCCACAGCTTCCAGCTGTGGCTCAAACAAAAAGTCCCACAGCACTGTGCCGTATCCTGGTCGTCCAGGCAACTGACCTTGGCGTATGTTGAATGCATTCAAGAGGTCACGCTTGATCAATTCAAATCCTGTGAGGGTGAATTTTTTAAACTGACCTTGTGTGTTAAATCCAATGAATGTTTGTGCCATATGGTTATTTATTCGCCGCCACCGTCCTCAATCTTCTTAGCCAATTCTGCAATCCGCGTGTTGAGCGCAACAGCGTTGGTAACCAATTCACGAGTTTCGGCCCCCAGGCGCTTGGATGTTGCTGCAAACGCTTGATTGATGTCTTTGGGCGCTGAATCAAACAATGTGTTGAACTGTCTAAGCAAAGGAATAACTGTGGAGTTGTACTTTGCTCTCACCTGCGATCTCTCGTTGCTCACAGCCTCCCACTCCTGAGCAGTGATGGTCTGTCGACTTTCAAGACTTGCAACGTTTGCAATCAATGTTGCGATTGCTTGATTAGTAGTAGCTACGCCTTCAGTGATTTGTGTACTAAGGCTCTTCAATGTTGCAGTAGTTTCTTCATCTTGACCTGGCGGCGGCTCTGCTGGTCCGTAGTTGGGGGCAGGTATCTTGGGATTGCCTAGTACTCTGGTTATTGCAGCATTAACAGTGTCTCTGTTGACTGTGTTGGCAGTGGGAACCGGCACTGTTTCAGCTTTGAAAATTGGAGGTATTT